GGCCATTGCTTACCCCTATGTTGATTTTCTATGCTTTACCGTAAAGCTCATTCTTACACTTATTACATTATCAGCAATCTTTTCTGGTTCGTCGAGTGATAGCTCACTGACCAAGTAGACCACCGATGGAATACCTATCTTAGATTGAAACAGATCCCTGTAAAGGGTTTCCATATCGTCATAAATTGCTTTTAAAGCTGTTCTTTCTGCATTGTCATCACTACGACCCCCAAAGTCTTTGGTAAGAATCACAAAGAACTCTTGATCCATAGTGATAGTTCTAAAGGTGCCCTCTACCGATGATCCTGCACCTGCCCCTATTCCATAAGCATCATCAGATGCCCTTTTATTGTTTTTCTCTACATCATACGAGTATTTTAGTCTCTTATAAGCTGGAAGAACTGCATTTACCCTAGATTCAATGGCATTAAGAATGTCAGTCTGTGCGCTCATATCCTAACTATCCTGGAATCTCTTCTATTGGTTCTCTCATTAGCATCCCTGATTCCATCATCATCAAGATCAATATCTATAAAGCCATTCTTTTGGGCCATAGAATAAAGCCCATGATAATCAATGCTTTTCTGCCTCCAGATGTCACCTTCATCATCCTGCACATTAGAAAAGATTTTTGATAGTGCTAAATAAGTTGCTGCAAGCTTAATCTGTCCCATGTCTAACAAATCAAAGGCAGTTAAGTCCTCAAAGTTCCCAGAGTTATTCCTTTTCTTGTCTCCACTGTTTCTAAGAACCTGAATAATGTGATCTCTACAAGCAACATGAGTCAAAATAAAAGAGCTTTCACCACTTGGTAGAAAATCACTGATCTCAAAATACTCTCTTTTAAGATCCTGATCATCAGCAAAAACAATGTTAAGCCCATTGATAACAACAGATGAATGAGTCACTGATGGTCTGAACCTGTACCAAAATTGCTCTGTACCATTGACTGTTGTCTTAGCTTCATCATCTTGACCCCTATCCCATGACATAAAACCCGATCTAGTGAAGGACTTAGAATCATCAAAAAAACCTATCAAACTTGTCCAGGTTGTTCCATTGTAGAATTCCCCTGTAAATGATCCTGAATTTGTGTTTGCAGTTCCAAGCTCTACAAAGAAATTATTGATGGGCTTATAGTATCCGACATAGAGATAATCTTCAGATTGATCAAGATCAGTTGTGAAAGTATCTCTGTCAAATGCTAGGGCTTCGTTTGAAAAGTCAGAAAAAGAGCCATTGTCATCATGCAGAATTGTTAATTTGTTTTTTAATTGCAGCATTTTCTAGCCCTATGTTCAATTTATTATTCTTTTACAGTAAATGGGGAGGTTGCCCTCCCCGCTAAATTAGCTTACGTACGTTACATGGAAAACGTCGCCTGCTTCTACTTGCTCATTGCCTCCAGCGGCAAGTGAGTTAATAAAAGTCATTCTTGTTTTCCCTTCTACAACGCTTACCGAGAAGTCTTGACCCTCGTGGATTCCAAGTCTACCGACAAAGGCAGAAAGAATCTTATCGGCTTCAACGTCAAGCTCAATAAAAGTATCGCCCTCAAGAGCGGTGTATTTTATTGTTGAAAATTGAAGCTCTGGCTTAGCCTCAAGGATGTCAACTCTTGCACTTAATGCTGAGTCGGCAGCAATACGAGCAGTTTGCTCTGCATTGATGTTTCCTTGAAGTGTAGAGTCAGCAGCGATTCTTTCACTTTCTTCTGCATTTACTAAGCCCTCAAGTCTTGCGGCTTCAGAGTCAATTTTAGCGTCTACTTGACCGATGTTGTTGGCAACAGTTGTAGCAAAGTTTTCATCGCTTCCAAGAGCGTCCGATAGCTCTTTAAGAGTGTTAAGGACTTCAGGAGCAGAGTCTACAAGCTCAGAAACCTTTGTATCTGTGTAAGACTTTGACTCGCCAAGAACTCTCTCGTCCTCAGATTGTCTTTTGAACTCTTCTTCGCTTAGAGATTCCTTAATTCCAGCAAGGGTAAAGTCGCCTCTGATTTCAAACCTAGTATCAACAACACCCTTAACGCTTGAAGCATAACCAACATTGTTAACTAGAATTTCGACGCTGTTTTGCTGAGCCGCTGAATTAGTTCCTAGTGAAGCAGTAAGAATTTGCTCGCTTGGATCTTGTGGACCAACAGTTGAAATTTGAGAAGGAATCATCTCAACTCTTTCAAGGTCAGGGTAAAGATTTGCTGGTGTACCCTCTAGGCTTGTTACAAAAAGGTATTTTTTGTTTTGCTCGTATGATCCATTTGCTGGAACATAAACCATTCTTGATCTATACCAAGAACCACCGTCATTACCATCACCTTGAGGAAAAGTGTAAATGGCAAGGTGAAAGGGCTCAGTCCCTTTAATTTCACCAACGGCATAACCAGTTAGGGCCGTGTCAATAGTTTCTGTCTGTACACTTCCGTCAAAGAAATACCAGTTAACCTTATCGGCCCCGCCAGAGCCAATGTTCTGACCGTCGTTTTTATAATACCAGCCATCTTGACCAGAAGGCTCTTCAATTGGAGCAGTACCGTCAGCGTAAACAGCAGCATTGTCCTCAAAAACAACATTGCCAGCGCCTTGTAAGCTAGAAATTTGATCGGCAAGGTTTTGATCAGCCGCTTTGTAGGCAGCGTCCATGTCTGAGATAAGACCTTCAACTCTAGTAATTTCAGAAGCTCTTAATGTTGCCTCTGCTTGGATGTCTTGCTCTAGCTGAGTAATAGCAGACTGTAGATCACTACCGACTTGCGCCTCAAGCTCAGTGATTCTGGTATCAAGACCAGACTCGGCAAGGACAGCTCTAGAATTTTCATCACTTACCAAACCTTCTAGGTAAGCAATGACGTCTTGTTCTGTGCCTTCTTCGTTTAATCTTCTGATTGTTTGACCAGCAAGCAACAATAGCTTTAGGCCGTCAATCCCATCGTTTTCGATGTACTTCTTTTTAATTTGTGTAGCCATATTTACCCCCTAAATATTTGGCAAAGACGAATAAGTTATAATTAACTTTTCGCCAACTTCTAAAAAATTTTCTAAACCCAAACCATTAAAACTAACGGTGTCATTAATAACTTCAAAATCAACACCATAAACCTGTGGAGGCCCACCGGTTGGAACTAAAGATGTCGTGCTAGGCGAAATAGGCTGCCTTGCAAGAACCAATAATCCGCTATTAATGTTTTCTTGTGTAATAGTAAATGTTTCCTGAAAAATCCTAATTCCACCCTGACTACCAAGCTCTATACCACCCTGAGTAGTTCCGTCTCCGCCAAAAAAAATACCTAGATCAGTATCAAACACAATTTCAGCCTCTAAAAAAACAAGCTCTTTTCTTGCCAGTGTTGTTATCTTGGGGACTCGAAGGATAGCCATTTACTAAATCCTATTTCCATAATCTGCAGATGAGCCAACCGATTCCCTGTCTCCCAGATCAATTGTAATATCTCCACTATCCACTGTGTCAAAGTCAAAGGTGCCGTCATTCGTTGATTCTATGATCACCTCATTGTTGCCAGTTGTCACTATCCCTTTAATAAAATCAAAAACAAGCCTCATAGGTCTAACCTCTCAATGCTTTGTAAATATTTCTCTGAGCCAGACGTGTAAATGGCACGAACTAAAGCTTGCACTTCGCCAGTTGGGCCACCAATTCTATAAGTATAAATTTCTGTCACATTGTCCGGGCGATCAATATAGAGATAGTCATAAGAAATACCCTCAATTATTGAACCACTATTCAAGGGTATTACGTTGACCGCTGTTTTACCTCTAGATGTTTCATTAAACTTGCTAAACTCTCGGTCTTTAATTGATTTCTTGTCAAAGTCACTCATCTTTCAAAACCCTTTTAATCTGGTATTCCATTACATGTTTTTCAACATCAGCATAATACCAACATACCCAGCGTTTGCCGTCTTTTTGAAAATCGAAATACTTAAACCACATACCGTGTTTTAGGTTGTTTTCAAGGCATTTGAAAGATAGTTCTGATCTGGTTTTTGCCTCGATGGCAACAGGAACTAATGTGGATTTTTCCATTCAATAAAACCAAAAAAGGGGGGTCAACGCCCCCCAGTTGAATTAAGCTGCTGTACCGATCATTACGGATCTAACACCTGAATCAAGTGTTTGAGTTCCGTAGAGACAATCGAGTGAGTATCTACGACCAAGGTTAGCAAGGTCAAGATCACTTTGGAATCTTGGGGCAAATTGTTGAGCAAATCCAGCTGCTGATGGATGCCACATAATTGACTTAAGATCCTCAAAGTCGTTGTGAACGATCACACGTACGCCGAAAACTCTCCCGATCTCGCCTGAGACCAAAGGTTGACCACCGCCATAGTAATCCGCTCTGATGAAGTTAGTAAGCTTCAACATTGCTTCTTCTTGAGAAGGTGATACACCTAGAAAGCACTCCATTGGATCAATGTATTGCTGTTGAAGAAGTTTTCTAGCATTAAGAATGTCAGTCTCTTGGATTGTATCTGTTGGGTTGTTTGCATATCCAACTCTGTGATCTGGGGCCGCTGCAGATGCTGCCTCAAGTCTGTTGATAAGGGCTTGGTCAATATCTCTGGCCATATCCTTACCGGCTTTCATCAATGCATCTTCTACAACTCTAACAACGGTCTGCTCAGAGGCGATGTCCTCGATCAGCCACTGAATGACTTTATGTTGATCTAGAGCAATTGCATCAGTGCTATAGGTAATAGCCTGGGCACTAACTGCTGTATTTTCTGATTTTGAATTAACTGTAAATCCTCCTGATCTTGGGATCTCTACCTGCTTTGATCCAGGTACTACCAAGTCAGAGAAGTTGCTCACAAGTGGAAGCATTTTAGATTCTTGTTGAAGGTACTCTTGTACTCTTGAGCTAATAACATCAAGTGCCGCTGCACTGGTTTCTGTTACACCCATTAAAACGTCAGCCATTTTTATCTCCTAGTTTTTAAAATTGATTTAATACTTTCTTTCAGCAGTGCGTCTTTTTCGTGACCGCTCATCTCTGCCATTGTTTTCTGTCTTGGAGGCTTGCCACTTGGATTTGAATTAACCATGCCTACTGGCTTGTCTTGCTTAAACAAATAAGGCTCATCATTTCTAAGAGCTTCAATAGCTTCTTTGACGCCCATAAAACTGGTCTGGTCATCTGAAACCTGAACTGCATCAGAGTCAAGAACTGCACCGATAACCCTTTCTACCTTGTGAGCATCCTGGGCATACTTTGCCACTTCAAAATTAAGTGACTGTCTTAGTGCGTTTTCTCTAAGTGATTTCATCTGCTCACTAAGATCAAACTTTTCCTGCTTTTCTCTCTCAAGAAGTTCTTTCCAATTTTCAGACTTCTCAAGTTCCTGTTTCTGTTGACTGTCTACTGAGTCTCTTAAATCCCTGTACTTTCCAGCCCAGTTCTTTGATTCACTCAATAGCCTCTCGTTCTGAGATGCCAGTTTTGTTACCTGTTCCTGCAATGCTTCTAAATCAACTGATTGTCCTTCGACGCTTGATTCTTCTGCTGCGACTTGGTTTTGTCCTTCGACTTCATCCATGTTTTCTCTCCTTGAAACCTTCGTTTCTAATATTATTTAAAATTAATAGACACAGAATGTCTATTTTTGCTTTTTAACTGCCTTCTTAACTGCCAGTCTTAATATACTATTAATTACTTTTGTTAATTTCACATTAAATCTTTCACCCTTCTTAGATGGAAGCATCTTTCTTTCTGGCATGTTGCCTTGTCCATAGTTGTGATATGGGGCTTTCTTGTCAAGAAACTCTATGAGCAGTTGTCCAATCTTGTTCTGTTTAACTCTAATTGATTCAAGCATCTTGCCCGATTTCAATAGATCAACTGGTTTCTTTCTGCCCTTCTGTTTAGAGTAAGAGTCAGAATACTGCTCAAATGTTCCTGCGCTCCTTACGGGCGACCTGCCTTCTAAAATTACCTTTACAATCTCATCAGCCATGGTTTTCTTAAGATCCACTGAGAAATTCTTCTTAATGTCTTTGGGCATCTCTTTAAGAAATAGTTTCTTTTTAACTTTCAACGGCATCGTTAATCATATCCTGCACAATGTCTTTAATGTCTTTGTGAAAGCCTACACCCCTGCCTGTGGTGACTTCATCATCAGGCAAAAACTGTCTCTTGGGCACAGTGTCCCCAGTCAGGTGATTATAAGATTTGGCTATCTGTGACTCTGCTGTAATCTTAAACCTGATTCTATCTGCTAGAAAATCAGCCCTAATGCTTTTGATCATCTTGTCTTTAAGGTGTAGATCAGGCTTATCATTACCAACCATTTTCTTTTTTAGCTTGGCATAACTCTCTGATAGTTTTTTGAACTTCCCACCGGTTACAGGCGATCGTTGTTCCCTAGTGTAAGAGTCAATCTGGAGTTTAACCATATCAAAAATGTCTTTTTTTAGTTCAGCTTTCTTGTCCTTGGGCACCTTGTCCCACTTCTTGAACTTGTCTAGATTCATCTCGTAGCTGATCTTGTCCAGGTCTATTGGCATTTACTCCACCTATGAAAGACTGCATTTTCATCTGCTTTTCTTGTTTGATTTCTTCTAGCTTTTCTTTGGCCTGATCATCATCTAGATTCGGATCAATGATCTGCATTGCTTCAACCTCAGTAATCAATCCTAGCTCCATTCTGGTTTTGATATTAGCAAGGGTTTCCTGGTCACTGATCATGACCTTGGCTTTAGGGAATACAATGCGAAATTCTTCATCACCTAGATTGAAGTCCCCATAAACTTCCCCATATCTTCTAACGATATTAGCAACTTGCTTCTCTAACTCTGCAAAATACATTTGATTGGCATTGATGTAATCACTCACATCCGCATTAGCTATGAGTCTTTCAAGTCCAGATGAGAATTCACCTGCTGCCTGACTTGCAGTGATTCCATGCTCACTAAGAACTTGCTCTGCATAGTCTCTTAAGACATCTTGCATACCGGATAAGTCAGGATTTGCATTGATATAAGATGCATCAGCTTGATTCTCTGCGCTATCTACTAATGGGAGATTGATGGCAGTAGTCATTCCAGTATGGAGCTTTGCCATCTCGTAGCCTTCAGGCATCTTAAGCACCAACTGCCCATAACCCTGCAAAGAACTTGCGGTGAGAAGATCCGAGGCTAATAGATTGTAGACAATAGATTGTTCTGTGATTGGATTAACAAATGGAAGATCAATAGCAGATGATTTTGATGCAAAAACAAAAGGCAACATTCCCAAGGGATTGATCATTGACTCATTCCCCTCTATTGGCATGTTGATGATTTCTTTTACTACACTGCCCTTAACCCCCTGTGAGACTCTAGACTTCCAAACGCTATGATAATCAGCAGTCCACATTGCATAGACCCTGCCTGTTGCAGATGAATCATTTTGAGATTCAGCAATAATCTGCTCCATGTAATCTGTATCACTGGTTGTTGTGGTAGTGATTTCAGCATCGGGATAGTTGATAATAACTGCCTTTAATGCTCCACTTCTTTGATCTCTAACCACAAAAGACTCAAACCCCTTAAGCGAATGAAGGCAAAGCATGTCATCTACTCGATTAACCCAAAGCAATCCATAGTGCTGCCTGTTAAAGTCTCTTTCAAAGTCTTTAAAGCCTTTATTGAAGTAGCCCATGTCATAAATATCATTGAGGGTTTCAGTTGCCTCCCCCATGGTTCTAATGGGTTTTTCCTTGTATGCCTTACTAAGTTTTGTGTTCACTTTTTTGGACAATGACACATCACTAATGCGCATAGTCGTATAAGACTCTGGAAAGAGCTCTTGCAATCTTTCCACAATGTATTCACGCTGGGCACCTGTCTCAACTTT